AAATATGCAAATGCGAATATTGAAACTTTATTCTGTGAGCTTGGATAAAAGTTGAATAACACATAACGAACAGAGCTTGTAACCCTTCCATCCATGAATGACTTTGCATCCTGCCACGTTGGAGCCTTAACTACAAAATACACAGCAATAGGCTGTGCTAATGTAAACTCACCATTAGTATCGCCTCCGGTTGTTGACATAAAATCATTACTTCCATCTCCGGTTATACCATCAGCCGACCAAATGGGTAGTTTTGTAGCAGTTACCTGTTTGAGAGGTGATTTAGCGTTCCATCCATATTTATCGTTCCACTGAGAAACCTCATTGCCTGCATTCTTGGTAATTGAAGCTAAATCAGAAGCATCATACCAGATAGTATTACCATCAAATAATATAGTGGGAATGTCATTATATACAGGTGTCGTATAAGGAGAATAATTACTGCCCTTTACATACCTTAAAGAATAGTAATAGTAATTTCTGGTTAACCCTTCATGAGAGTAACTTGTCGCATTTGAAGCCAATGTTGCTAACAATACTCTATCAGTAACTCCATCAGGGTTTGTCGTTGCATAAATGAGTATATTATCCCAACCACTTCCGTTATTTGTCCAGCTAACATTTATTTGTGATACAGAATATGTTACTGCTGCAATTCCCGAAGCAAATCGTGTAATCCAGTACGAACTCCACGACTGCGAAGAGACAGAACCAACTGGTCTTTTGATTCCAAATGGACGGATGCCTATGGTTTGTAGTCCCATGATCGTAGGTTATTTAAGAAACCATACTTTGAAAGTACATCCTGCGCCCGGAACCAGGGACGTGTATCGCCCTTCAAAAATGACGTTCTGAGGATAAGTATATGTCAGGTATTTTGCGGCTACATCTGCCGATACTCCTGTGCCAGAAGCCTTGTTGACCTTTGCAGGAGTTATCTCTTCCTTCATCTCTGTAAAAGTCCCTGCATCCTCTTCAAGATTCATGAAGGCGCATACTATACGGCCTTCAAGATCATGGGCAGCATCGGTGATGATATCCCATACTCCGGGATTGCCTGCACCTCCATTACCTACTGCCTCATTGTTTATACTGCTATTGTAACCCATGACTTTACTTTTTTACTTTTATACTTACTATTTGACGATATAAAATTACACTTTTTTTGCAATACAAAGGCCAGACTAATCTCTTAAAAAATCAATCCGGCCTTACAAGACATGAAACAATATGAAAGATCAGAACATAATTCTATTCTTCATTTCCTCCGCCTCCCTCATTACCTCCTGTATTCTCATCATCATCGGCGTTCTTCCCTGCGTCTTTCTTGCCGGTCATCAAAAATGCGTTTACATCACTTCTGAAGCTCTTGTCTCCAATATATAATTCAACAAGCGTTTCGGGTGCGTCTCCTCCGGGAACCACTTTACAGATAAACTCCGGTTTTTTCTGGTCTGTCTTCCAGTACCATGAGCGTTTTGAAGAGTCGTAAAACAGTTTCCCTGAATCAATAGCATCCTGAATAGATTTCCTTGACTTTATCTCAACGTCTGCGTCAATCATTGAGAAGAACTGGTCAAGACCGTCTTTCTTGCTTGTTATTTTTGTTTCAATGGCAATAGATACCTGAGCATCTGAGAGGCCGTCAACGTCTTTTATGAACAATGCCTTTGCCACCTCTCTCAGGCGTTTTACAGGCAGCTTGCGCTCTCCATACAGAAGTGCGTCTATCTTTGCCTGATTTCTTTTCTTTTCAAATTTCTTTTCAGCCTCAGTAACCAAATCTTCAAACATGAATTTGGTTATGCGTCCTTCATTATCTCCTCCTTTGCAAAACTCGCTTTTCTTCTTAAGGAAATAAATCATTTCGATATCTGATTCTGTCAAGAACTTCTTCCCTTTGAAACTGAATTTCTTCGGAGAATATTTGAAGTTGCCGTTTTTGTCAGTAGTCCGGGTAACCGCATATCTCCATATCTCAGTAGGGATCTGTAATATCTGCCCCTGAGCACCTTTTTTTTGTCTGACTTCTGCCACAAAGTCAAAAGAGATGCTGTTAGGCTGATCTGGTAGCCGATTATGTTTTGATCTGCTCTTAACAACTCTTTCCGGCGGATATACAACCTTCACCGGAAACTTGTCATGAAACTCAGCCCTCAGTGTCTTTATATCCTGCGGGTCGAGTTTGTAAGGTTCATCATTCTTGTATAGCATAGTTTACTTATTTTTAATAGAAGAAGGAAGGGACGTTACTCCCCTCCTTGCTTCACTGGTTACTTGTTAGGATGCTTCCATGAGGACAAACTGGTTGCCACCACGATAATGAGCACCGATATGACATCTCTGATATGTGTTCCGTGAGTCGAACTCAGTTACCTTAAGTCCTTCTCCTGCGCCACCTACCTGCCATACTTCCATCCTACGGTTGTACTTACCAAGTGACCTGTAACGGACACCGATAGAGCTAACCATATTGCCGGAAACAGGGTCTTTCTTCTTGTTAACAGGAAGCCAAACTCCCATTGTCGGACCGGAATAACCGTCTGCGCCATAGAGCTTACTGTTGTTGAAGATCTTCATCCTCTTAAGAAGGAAAGTCCTTTCTGACTTGGTAAGATATGTGAAGTTTACGCTTGCGCCAAGAGACTCGTTGCTGTTGAACAATACCTGGTTTGTGGTCTGTTTTGCAAAATTGATGTTGGTGTTCGAGAAGTATGTCTTCAACGAATCCTCAATATCCTGATGCAGCGATATACCAAGAAGTCCAAGGATATAGTTCCCTGCGAACTCCCTGTCAAGGGTATTGTCAAGTTCATTAAACTCATCAATATCGAATGCGCCTGCGGTGTATGACTGCTCGTTACCTACTCGCCTTATATAAGGAATAAGACCTTCTGTTGATTTTGGAGCACGGCCAGTATCAGGGTCAGTAAGGGCTGCGTTGGTGTTTGTAGTCCTCTTGCCCCAAAGGATAGCGCCGTCCATCTTAAGAGCCATACGGTAGTCGATGTCGATCTGACCTTTGAAATAGTATGCAGGGATCTTCTGTCCATCACTGGTCACGTCAATCCATGTCTGATTTACCATTTCTGTTCCGGTATAGCCAATGGTTTCCTTTATGATCTGAGCGTCATTCTCATATTCCCACGTGCCTGAAACAGCACCTTCCGGCTGACCTGATCCTTCAGAGAACTGGTTGGATATGATTATGAGTTCTTCACCTGCGGAAAGTGCCGGGAACCTGTCAGTAGCCTCCTGAAGCTCGCATGTTACTTCCGGTGCGGCAGGGTTGGCTGTGTCAATGTCAACAACAACCCCTGTTACTTCATTTGGGAACATGATAACGTCCCACATACGAACATAGAAGTTATTGTTTGCGTCAAGGTCTGCAGCGTCAAGTACAAAGGTGATAGGATCACCGACAGCAGGCTGAGCAACAATACCTGTGGAATGAACAATCTCGTGAATATGGTTTTCTTCAAAGTGACCATAAGTATCAAGAGCAACGGGAGTTTCAAATCCCATAGAACGGATCAACTGGAAAGTACTCTCTCCCTGATCTCCATACCTTCTGAAAAGGTCGTTAAGTTTTTCAGGCTTGTGTAAGTCCCAACCTGAAACGATTTCAGAGGCATATATTTGAGCAATAGCATCTGGGTTCATTGTTTTTTGTTTTTGATGTTAATACTTAAAAATCGCCTCTTGTGTTACTTTCAAACTAACGGTCTGCGTCCAACTGGTAAGCCTTGTTCTGCTTCTCCTCAAAAGTTGACTTGCCTCCCTGAACTCCTTCTTCTTTTCTTTCGATTTTAGAAGGATTATGGTACTGTTTGGCTTTTTCTTCCTCCGTCATACCCGATACACGCTCAAATATGGCATGTGAGATAAGCGGAAGATTCTCCACAATGATCTTGCCGTAAATAAATTTGGCCATGTGTTTCATCTTTGCCTGATTGCCCTGCTGATCTGTCTCGCTAATTTCCAACTGGTTATTAACAACATAATCAACCGCATCCTGCATAAGTTTTGTTTTCGTCTCCTCCGGTAATACGAAGTTGACAATCGGCGCTTCCGATCCTTTCATCGGAATAGCCATTTTTGCAAACACATCAACAACAGCTTTCGCTGCGCCGGACCATTGAGCTTTTTGTTTTTTCTCAACTTCAGGAGTCCATTTCTTTGGACCATCGCCGCCCGGAGTCTCCTCCTTAATCTCAGGCATCTTTATCTTACCCTTAAGCTCTATGAGTTTTTTCTTTGCGGCTTTCGCTTGTGTGCTCATCTCGAAAAGATTGTCATCATAGTCTTCCTGAGTAAGGTCGCCTGACTCAATTTTGCTTTTATCCACGTTGAACTTCCTCTCGAAGCTCTTGCGTACCCGTGTAATATCAGCAGAAAGTTCCGGGTCCTCCGTGACTCTTAGCCAGACAAGCGCATCCATGTCATCCATGTTTGCAATGTCTGTGCCATTAAGTTTTCGGAAAACCTCAAAACTTTGTATTCCTGTTGTGCCCGCAAACTCATTAAACTTTGCCAAGTCGTCACTGGCGAAAGAGTGTTTGGGTTTTTTCCCAAGTTGAGTCTTAAGTCCGGTAACTTCCTCTCTCAGGGAGTCCCTTTCTTTAAGCGCATCAAGGATATTTAGTTTTTTGACTTCATCAACAGTCTTATACTGGTCACCGAATATCTCATTCAGTATGCCAGCAGCAATAGTTGACTGGTCTGGTACGTTCTTGTTTTTATCATCTCCCCCCTTATTCTTATCATCAGCGCCAACACCCTTATTCTTATCGTCTGCGCCGCCCTTATCTTTTTCGTCAGGAGGAAGGTCTTTCTTGTTCTCTCCAAGAGTGCCGTCTCCCGGATTGAGTTGTGACGCAATTTTAGTAGGATCTACGCCGGGTATATCCTTCAATGCGTCCATTTCATCAAATCTGCCATCATCATTCTTTGCCATACGATAACTATTTTTGTTTGCAAATATATAAATTATGCAGGAACCGCAGCAGCGTTATTCTTTGCTGCATCCTGAACTATCCCTAAGCTGCTTTGAACTCCAAGTTTTTCCATGTCTCTTTTATGCTGAAGTTGAGCATACTGCTCATCAATCTTTTTCTTCCCTTCATAAATAGCAAGGTCTGTCTGTATCTTGATTTGACTCTCTTTCTCTGCGGCCTGTGTTTTTGCTGCGACAAGAGCCTGTTCTCTCTGACTGTCGAGTGCCATGTTTTCCCTCTGAAGCTGAAGACGTTTTTCCTCCATCTTCTGAGATTTATAATTCAGATAAGCCTCAGCAAACTTAAGACTGCCCGATTCAAGCATCCTTTCGATCATAAGATAATCAGAATACCTTATTGATGCAACACCGTCTTTGTCCGGCTGCATAGCAGATATGGCTGCCTGAAGTATTGTATCCCTTCTTTTCTCAGTAGGTTTAGCCTCATACTTTATAAAATAATCAGCATCAACCGCATCAGCGCCAACGCTTATTATCTGAACGCCCAACTGCCCTATGACTGGCATATATCCTTCATAAGCCTCTTTGTTGTGCTTGATAAGTATCTGCATACGCATAGACAGGTTCTTTGCAGTCTGTTCTTTTATAAAGATATAGGCGCTGTATATCGGTCTTAATGCATTGTTTGTTGCTGCAAGGGCTATCTGTGAGCCTCCTATTGATTGTTCAGGATTAGGATTAGAAGCATCTGCAACTTGGTTAATTCCAGTGAGTTCTCTTACTGCATTAATATTAAAGTCAATGATCTTAAGTTGTTCGTCCAAAAGAGTGCCCATGCCTCCCTGTAACTCCTGAATAGGCTTCCATCCTCCGGGAACATTAGGTTGCCCTTTATGAGTTGTTGCTCTGTAAAGCAAATAGCCTGTTTGTGTTACAATTTTTATCAGTTCAAGCGGTGCGAGTTTTTTCTTTCCAAAAGATATGTTTTCAAGTGCGCCAATCTCTATCGCAAGGCCGGACGGTCTTGATGTAGCAATACCGTTCTGTATCTTATAAAAAGCAAGAGCCATCTGATGAAGGTGGCTTTCTGAGAGGCTGACAAGTGATCTGCCGGGAAGTCTGTAAAAATGATATGATAGCTCAACTTCTTTCTTGCCCGGGCGTGGTATGTCATATTGCAATCCAAAGTCGTAAACATAATCAGAGCCTATAATCCATTTGCCTCTGAACACTACATGAATATCATACTTGGAAGTTTTCTTCTTTTCGGTGTCATACACCTTGCCCCACTCCTCCTTGTATGTGATGTTGTTGTCATACTTATTTTTTCGGGAGGTATAATACTCAGAATTGACAGACTTCCACTCAGCATCCATAACGTCAACCAAAAGACTGTCATAGGTACTTGTACGTGTCTCCTCATAATAATCAAAGGCAGTAAGATTTGCGTTACCGTTAATACCATTGTAGTCCTGAGCAAGCAAAAGAAGTTCGTGTTCGGGGATATTAAGAAGTTTTCTAAGGTCATAAATTGATACCTGAATGATCTCGCCTCCGTTTATAAGCTTTCTCTGGTCGCTTTTATCAAACTCACCTACAAAAAACTGAGGGTCAACGTACCGTGCCTTTACCTTTTTTGTGTATTGATCTGTATAGTCTTTGGTCGCAAGGCAATTGATAACGCAAGCGTCATAGATAAGTTTTTTCTTGATCTCCTTCCATGAAGATATATAAAACGAGTAATCGAGACCTTGCTCAATCTCGATTTCTTTTGCCAGTTTAAAGCCTCCTGCTCCTTCATAAATATTCAACTCCTCCATAGAGTCGGGAACAAACTCTGATTCGTTTGTTATCCCTAAAGACTTTTCTATTTCCCGAAGCTGATTCTTGAAGCGCATCTTGAACGCCATCTGTAATTTTGCTTCTTCTCTTTCCTCTGTACTTGAAGGGTCAACGGCGGTGGCTACAACCTGATGATCCTGCTGCTCCATCATGCCCAAAACAACTCTTAAGAACTTTGGCATAACATTGAACACGTCCCAATTGATATTCATGTATCCGGTGACGGCTCCCTGAGCATCGGCCTCGTCCATGAGAATCTTTTGGTACTGAAGGATATTCTGTTTTCCGGCTGCCAGTTGTCTTAGTGAAATAATTTCTTCAACCTGACTGTACGGTATCGCCGTCTGTCCTTTCTTCCATTTTGCATATAAAGCCTGAAGGTATTGCAAGGCCCATTTCTCGTCTTTTTTTGCCGGATTTATTTCGTCACTTGGAAAGTTAAACGCAGACGTGGAATATTTTTCAAGCGAAAGAGCCATTATAAGAGCAAATTTTTCCCAAAGTTAAATACTTTTTTAAATCAATATGTTCTTTTTCTCAAATAATTTCCTATGTCATATTCTTTTTCGTCCAGTTCTGCTATCTCATCATAGATACCATGCGTTCCTAAAAGAGCATATCCGGCGGCGGTAAACAAGTCATAGTTAGTCATATCCTCAATACCGTCAATGTCCCTGCATTCTTCAAGTATCTCAATATGGTTTTCCTCACATGCCTCTTTTTCTATCCAGTCCATATACTCCGTAAAGATATCCTGCTTAATTTTGTTGGCGGTGGAACCAGGGGTCTTGCTTACTTCAAAAGTTTTTGGGTCAACCTTGTAAAGCAAATATGATGAATAGCCTCTTTTTTCAAAGTAATCCCAAAGAAACGGATAGTCAATCTCAGGGAACATCTTCACTCCATAGTACACGCACATCATGAGCATATCCTCTCCGTAAATATCCTTGTCAAAAGTTCTGTTTGAATAAGTACAAACAAACTTTCGCTTCATAGTAAAGTCATTATCCTTAATTTTTCCTTTGCGTATCACGGCTCCGGCTCCCTTAGATTTTCTGTTGCCCTCAGTCTTGTTAAACTTAAACGGATCGCCTCCTGCTACCCCCCAGCTGGTGTTTCCGGGAACCCATGATTCTTCTGAGTAGTCATAATACTTGCGGTTTGCCTCTTCCGTGTTAAACTGATGACTTACTCTGAACTTCCCATTTTGATTAGCGACAAAAATAACCTTTGTGTCTCTGACGTTATCCTTCCACCTGAAATCGCCGGTAACAATACCTGTACGTGCAAAGGAAAGATCGTCAATGAAGGACTCCAACTTGTTCATGTTAAAGCCTGATGACTTCTGAGAAGTCCTGAAGCACTCTGCAAACCTTATAGGGTAAAGGCGAATCTCCTCAGAAAGCTTATCCTGATCGCCTTCCTGCATAAGACCTTTACGCTTGTTCATAAGATATTCTTTTGCACCAAGAATATCGCTCATGCCATACTCGTCAATGAAGCCTTCTAATCCGTCATAGGCAGGAATAAACAAAGTCGCAAGGCCGGATCTCGTCTGTCCGTTATCGGTCCTTTCGTAATAGTTGCTCAGTTCACATTGGCGCTTAAACTCCCTGCCTCCTCCTTTCTCCATCTCTCCTACCGTGGAGGTCTTTATTGTAAAGCCTATTATGTTTGCACCGTCCGATAAACATTCTTTTACTACCTGATGACGCTTCCAACATGACAAGCCTTTCTTTAACTTTCCAACCTCATCATCATGATGAAAGTGAAGTTTTGTACTATCATAGGCTGACGGGTCCGCAACTTCATAGTCAATGCCTGATTCAAGTCCTATCTCAGAAGCAAGCAAAGAGCCTCTTGAAGAAATTCTTTTTGCCGGAGGCGTAAACCATAATCCTGTTTTTGGTGCGGTATTGCCGTCATAACTTGGCTTAAAGAAAAATGGAAGTTTCTTCCACGGTCCTATGAGATGTCTGAGATAACATTTTTTTGAATGAGTATCAGTCATTGACTGTACTCCGCCAAAAGCATTTTTAGTCCGGCTTATGATCTCGTAGTTGATGCATTCAGCCTTGTATGTAGCGCCCTCCCTTCTGTGCTTTGGATAGTTGAACCCATAAAACACCTTTCTACCGTACTCCACCCATTCAAACCTGCCGGACTTACTGAAGATGCAAAAACCTTTATCATCACACTTAGGCGCTTTTGTCTCTGTAAATACCTTCCTTGCAAATAAAAAAAACCGTCTGTCACGGTCTCTGTACTTTGGAAGGCCAACATCAATATGCCACCATGCACAATAAAAGTAGTGCCACCCATCCATGTATGTCGGGACTCCGTTGTTATAAAACCAGTATCCGTATAGACGGTATCTCCATTGCTGTTTTATAAACTCAATCTCATCGTGGTAAATATCCCTCTTGTTCTCAATCTCATCCCAAAGATCGTCAAGTGTCTCAAACTTCGTTTCAAGGTCTTTAAGTCTCTTTGGAATCTTTGGAGGATGCCACATCTGTTCTGCCTTCGGTAATCCAAAGTTTGCTATAAGGTGCGGTTCGGGAGGTTCGGGAAGGTCTATCTGTATCGGGACAAGATCCTTGTCATGAGTATTCACCATAACACTTTTTGGCGCTTCCTCATAAGTAGCAAGGATCATCGGATCAACTTCCTTATGGTATCTTTTTAAGAGAGCAATGGTGCTCATACTGGCTGTTGTTTGTCCTGTAACTTCTGCGCTATATCTTCCGGCCTTAACCCTAATCTTTCATCCTCCATATATTTCAAAAGTTCATCCTTAAGATTAGCGTCTTTATCTCCATTGAGCATATCCAAAAGAGTTTCTTCAAGCTCCTGCTGAATAGTCCTTGCCTCAGATATCTTCTTTGTCTCTCCGTTAAGTATTTCGAGCATGACGTTGTAATAACTCGACTCAATAGTCACAAGAAATGAATATTTAAAGTTCCTGTGCAATCGGCAAAACGCAACTATCTTTCGGTTTACCTTCTCGTTGTTTCCTTTCAAAAAGTCCTCTACCGGAGAAGCAAAAGAGCCTCCTTCTTCAACTTCAAACTCTACATCGTGAGCCGCCTCAATCTTCCTTTTTACAATGTCTGAATATTTTTCTCTATAAGGTGAGTTTATGTCATAGACTAACATGATGTATTGCATCAACTTATTGTTATCAATACCCTCCCCTGCGTCTGCTTTAAACTCCTTGTACTTATTAAGTTCTTTGTAATATTTCAATACGTTTTCTCCGTCCGGTACTTTTAACGGATTGAAAAGCATTTGGTTAAACTGTTTTGGGTGGAATAACGTCTTCATATCTTTCCGTAAATATGCCTCCTTTGAACACGATAATACGGTTTCTTATCATCAACCTTACTGTGTAGCTCATACTGCAGCAACACATCGGAAATCTTTTTCATGATAACCATGTCTCCGGCTTTAACATCAACACCCTCATCGCTGTCTCCGCCGACATATTCCTTTATCGGGGCGCTGACGTACCTCACAATACCATAGACAACCTGGGTGCTTGTTTTCTTAGTTGCCATTGCGCCTACATAGACAAGATTCGATTTTGCCATGCGCTCAGCAATGCTCATCTGATACGGATCGTCACACGGCTCTACAAGACAATAGCCATTTATCGGGACCGGATGACCGTCAACAACCTTAGCGAATATTTTGTCATACGGCACAAACACGAACCTCTCTCCATCCCTGATGAAGTATCTCTGATGCTCTTCCCTTAAAGCATTTAGAACTGAGAGATAATATGCGATGACGGTATCGCCTACCTGTAGCTCCATGTCGCAAAGCCAAGGCATCCCGATATTCGGTTCTCCGGTATAAACAAGTTTTGAGGGTAATGCATAGACCGTGCCTCCTACTGTAACGTCCTTGTCATCCTGAACAATAAAAAGCTCGCATCCGTTTTTTAGTTGTATGCGGTCGTTCTCTGCATCCAGCTTAATACAAACATAATTATTGAAGGTGATGTGCTGATCATTCATGGTTTAGCTCTCTCTGTTTTTTGCGCTCAAGTCTCTCGTCATAATCTCTGTTCTTAACGCAGATTGTCTTCCCTTCGTGTTCAATAAACTTTATCTTTCCTTTCCTCTCATCAATAGCCCATTCTCTCTTTATCTCTCTTTTTCTTTTTCGATTGAAGGCATTGAACTGAGCTACTTTGCCTTTATGAAGATTTATTTTTTGACCTTCATAAACGATCACTATGTATTCGTTAATAACATCGGGAACCATTGGAACCTCCGGTTTTGGAAGGGGTGTCTCAGAAACAGGATTAGACAGTGAGTAGTTATACCACCACCGTCTAATCCACTGTTTCATCCTTTGAAAGAAACTCAGCCTCATATTCCTTTGAAGGTGTTTAAGGACTGAACAAGTTCCGTGGCAATCTTTGTCGGGGATACCTTTTTTGTAAGGCTTCTCTTTACTTTGCCTACAATCTCCTGAGCAAAAGCATACGTCTCAGGATATTGTTCTTCAAGTTTTACTTTTTTTGCCATTGTAAAATATTGGTTTAATTAAACATGGATTCAAAGTTATGATATTTTTCTGAAACAAGACTCCTGCAACCCGTACAGGAGTCGTTTCTCGCATAAAACAAGAATGATTAAAGCAGAGCGTATCTCGGCATGATACACGGCAAAGATACGCAATTAAGTTATTTCTCCGCTCATCAACTTGCGATTAAATTCTTCCGTCTCTCTGTCTCGCCTCTCTAACTCGGCCTGCCTCTCTTTTTCTTTCTGGGCTATTTCTTCCGGCGTTGGCGGTTTGTAATTTGCTCGGTATTCTTGTTCTTCAAGATATTCTATTTTGTACGAAAGTATTTTTGCAATAGTAGGAGTTTCATTACAATGATCTATTATTTCAACAACAGAAAAAATAAACATATCATCTGTAAATCTATTAGCCTTTAATCTTGATAAAAGAATATCAAAGAATTTTTCATCTAAGGAAGGAAATGCTGCTTTTAACATTTCATATCCTTTTAACCATCCTGATTTTGTAAATTGGTTTTCCATTTTATTCCTTAAAAAAATAAAAATTGCCGTTAATAATTTACTTTTATTTACTCTTATTTCCTTTACTATACTTTACTATACTTTACTTTGTGTACTATTGCAGTCATTTTTATTATTTATGTCGTCAATTATTCCATATTTGTCGTATTTCTTACGGCAGTTGACGTTTAATTTTTCACATAAATCTAAAAAAGACATACATTTATTTTCTCTACGTCGATAAACGTCAGCAATTCCTTTTATAAAATTTAAAGACCAAATAATTTTATTTTCCCATAATTCAGAATGAATTGCATCTAACTTTGCCAATGTATCATATATAGATCGAAGTTCGTCTCCAGAAACTTTCATATAAGCAGATAAGTATTCCCAATCATCTTCTTTTCTGCAATCAATAAAATGGTTTTCAGTTTTTCCTAATAATTCAAGGGTTTTAAACCATACGGTATATCCCTTAAAGGAATACTTACTTTCTATTATAAATAGAGTTTTTCCATGCTCACACTGATGTGGAAAATAATCTACGGTATTTTTGTCTTTTCTGCCTGCCATCACGGTTTCTTTTTAGAATTACAACTAAAACAAAGTGTCTGTAAATTTTCTCTTATATTTAATTTTTCTAATGGGTATTGTCCTATGGCAACTTTCCGCACAGACATAATATGATCTATTGTTAGATTAATCTTACTATTACAATAAACACACTTAAATCTATCTTTACGGAATACTATATTCCTAACATCTTTTCTTTTTATAAAAGCAGAAGAAGAATTTCTTAGAGCAGTAATTCGTGTCTTATAGTCAAAACTTTTAAATTTAGCCTCGGTTATTTTTTGAGGCTTCCATAGAGGAAAATAATCTAAGTTATTAAATAAATTATCCATAACTCACGGTGTTAATGGTGAAGCACAACCCCGGAGCCGTGACGGACAACCGGGAGGAAGTCCCTCCGGGGTGCACTTCGTATGTTATTTAATTGAATTTTTCATTATAATGTCACGGCATTCAATGCAAATATAAACAATATTTCAAATACAAAAAGGTCCCGGCGGTGAAATTAATAAACCAAACCTGATCGTGTAGTTAAAAGGAGGTAAAATTAGAATTAGTGGGGAACGCCGGGACTCATGTTATTTTATTTTTCTCACAGAAGTTTTTAATTCTCTTGTGCAGCGCCGGATTCTCAATCTGCAACCTCATATTAACTCTTCTCATCATGGAATACTGCTGCTTTGTAGTACCCCATAAATGAGTATATTTCAGCAGTGAAGGTATGTCTGTAACGTCCGGGGCTATAACCTCCACCTTACCCCTTAAATCATGTGATTTTATAAGTGAGGCGATGAAATATTGCTCATGAAAAAGATTCTGATGAATTATCAGATTAACAAAGTCTTCAAAAAATACTTTTTGATTCTCTGGCGCAAAGATATACTGGCTGCTGCAATCTATCCACTCTTTAAAAATATCAAGATTATGACCTCCGCAGATGCCACAGTTGTAAGCAAAATCGGTTATCTCATTGTCTAATATCTTTTGTGGTCTTACAGGAGCTTCGTTCCACGGTTTCTTTAACTGGTTATACCACCCATACCCCGGTTTTTCAAATGGCTCATGGCTCTGAAAACATAGTTCTGCATTGAGTATTCTATCCGGTAGCGGGTCCCAAAGAAACACATCATTGTCAATATGAACAAATGGCTTTTTCTGTTCTGCATAAGCAATCAGCTTCCCGTACGCCCAAAAGAATTTTGAAACGTCTTTCATCTTATTCAGAGTCCGTGTATATTTAGTTACCGGGAGACCTAATGGCTCTAAAAGATTAATACCCCAGTCGCTTGACACAAAATGGACTTCTTTAAAATGTTGGGCTGCGCAATGCACAGATAGCGCTGTGGTATAAAGAAAGTCGCTAAACTTCATAAAGCCACACCTGTTCGCATAATGTTCATCAGGATTAAAATAAGAAAACACTGCTCTTTGTATCATATATCAAAAGTTTTAGTTGCCGAATCTATAACTTATCAATCTCATACATACACATCTGAGTAAAGCCAGGATTAATAATCTCAATATATGGAGGAAAGTCAAACGGAGGCAGCGATAGATTTATCATGCGGTGATCTCCTCCTGTTTTTTTATCCATATTCTCTTTATGGGAAATCGCATTTGAGACTATAAGATATTTGCTTTTGCTCTGTTTAAAAAGTTCTATTGCCGTGAGAATATCTTTATACGACAAGTGAAGAAACACGTCTTTACAGAAAATCAGATCAACTCTTGGTAATATATCAAACGTCATGTCAAAAGTCATGAACTGCCGGTGATCGGTTCCGTACAACTTCTCATTGATTTCTATCATCTCGTCAACGATATCGCATCCCAAATAAAAGAAGTTGCCCGGAAATCGGACTGACTTCATCCAGTTAAAGTCACCGCAGGGAACATCTGCTAAAAGTTTTATATTATATCGATACACAATATCAATAAGCCAATGGCGTATCTCTTTGGTATGTCTCATCTCAGATCCACACCCGGACCGGGATTCTGATGAGTTCCAGTAATTCGTTTTATAGACGTTAGTAAAAATATCTTTCATCCGTACAGGCATTTTACAAGGCTTATTCCTCTGTTGTTCCCTGCCTCGTCATGAGTAGGGAGGGTAACAACCTCAAACCACTTGAATAGCCTCAGATAGTCAACCATTGCCTTAACTCCAGGAATATGGATGCTGTCATGAAGCGCTATTATACCTCCTGTTTTAATGACTCTTTCACATTCTCTGAACTCCACCCTCAAAAAGTCAAGTTCATGGACTGAATCAATAAAGATAAGATCATAATGACGTTCTGGCAATGTAGTAATAGCCTTGCGGGAATCTCCTATTATCATCTTATGAGGAGCCATAAACTCTTTTACTTCTGCAGGTCTTAAATCCTCTATGTCAATCCCGGTATATTCACCGTCATCAGGAAGCGCATTAACAAGATAACAGGAGGTTCTTCCTTTAAAGACACCGGATTCAAGTACCGTCTTAAATTTACACATATCAATAAGGGCAGCCAAAAGACTGCCCACTTCGTTTTCAGAACTCCAAAGATGATCTCCGGTGCTCTGTACTGCTTTTTGCAACGTCATCATACGATAAAAGTTTTACACAAAGAGACCACCAATAGCGTCATCTTCATAATTACCGTAGGTAGTTGCGGAGCCGGAGCGAAGGATCGCTCTTGCTGTCTCAAATCTCCAACGCCATTCATTCTCATCAATGACGGCGGTCCTGCATTTATGGATATTGTGATACTGTTTGCCCTTTTCCAATCCCGGACGGGTATTCGGATCACTCTTGTCATTTGCTTGACATACCCTGCAGTTAAGTTCTATGTAAGTTCTTACGTTTGGCATGATATTTAATTTTTATGATTATACATTTGTTAATTACGGAGCCGCATCAGTAGTGAAAGACTTAGTGAGTCCGATGACGGTCTTTGTTGCATTTACCGCCCTAATACGAAAATAGTACTTTGTAGAGGGTGTAAGTCCTGCAATAGTAGCACTTATGGAAGTAGGTCCGGCAACACTCACAGGACTCTCTGCTGCTGCAGCACTTGAAGCCATAGCCTCAGTAGTTCCATAATCAAAAGTTACAACAGTTGCTATTTCCTGCGGCAGCCATAGTTCCCCCCATAGGTCTGCAAGGTTATGAACAACTCCGGTAGCCGGATACGTTACTGCTACTGGTGGATTGTCATTGTCAACATCTGGTCCATAGCGGAGGACCCTCTGTGCATCTTCAAGTCGCTGATCCCATTCGGAACGTGGGATCTCCACGACCGGAACATCAATGACTATTTTCCTCTGAGAACCTATCCTTCCCGGACGGTTCTGAGAATTGCTTTTGTCACGTATCTCTTCAGCAATTCCGAGGATTCTTGTCTTTACTCTGAGATTTTTGTCACTCATGATACTTACGTTTTAACGATTTACGTATCAAAGGTAAAACTTTTTTACGGAACTATGCAAATATAATTTATCCCCATTGTTCAGCCATTGCTTTAGCTATTCCTATGAAAGTTTTACTTCTCAATTTTGCTCTTTCCGGCCCCGGTGTCATCTTCCAAACTTTTTGTTCTCTGCCCGAAACTATATTTGTAGGATTAAGTTTAGGAAGACCATAAAGCCATAGACAAGTTGCTTTACTTTCAGGGTGTCCAAATTGCCAGGGTTGAATTATCTGAGTATATTTTGGTATTATAGCCCATTTGTGAGGTATTGGATTCTCAATTGCAATTCGGTTTTCTGCTTTCCCATATTCTACAAATTGGTTAAAAAAATGGATAGCTTCCTGAAGCTCAGACCATAAATCTCTTTCATGCAACCACCTAACGCCGGAATTTGCAAGCCTGGTACATGGAGGATGTGCAATAACTAAATCCCATTTTTGAGAATAAAGTATCTTTATAGCATCATCTTTTATGTGCCATTCTGGATGACCGCCGGAAGTAGGAAGTATATCACATGACCACGCTTCATGACCACGCTTCCTAAACGCTTCCGCAACAATTCCAGATTCTTCACAGGCTACCAATACCCTCATAGCAAATTAACTTTTAAGTGAATTACTCTTAATCATCTCCATAACTTTTTCTTCAAGCCACTTTACATAGTCCACGTCATAGATGACAAGTTCTTTATTTGCCTCGACATACTCAACTATTTCCTCATTGTCGTATCTGTCGATAATAACATCGCCGTATCTTCCAACTCTTGCATCTGGTTGAAATAATATTGGCGTCTTTGACGTATCTTTTTTATACGCCTGTTTAAGTTCAAAAGGTGTTGTAATCATCTTTGTAACATTCAAGCATTATATCGTCATGTTCTTTAAAAGCACGTATTGTGCAGTAGATAGCATAGGGAATAGTCATTATTCCACAGATAAACCGGATTACTGATTTTACTGTTTGCATTTCTCCTGTATTTTGTTTCTGTACCACT